CATCTGCAACTTCATGTGCTAAGAAACCATCTAAGGTTGTTTCTGCATCTGCTATAAAGTTAAATCTAGCTGGTTTTAGTTGCTTTAATCTTGTTGTTGCATCAAAATTGTAACTTACATTTTCTTTTAATCTATAGTCTGATGAAGTATTGAAACTTGTACTAGAACCATTAGTGCTTATAGTTCCTACAGCACCATTTGGATTGTGAAACTCCTCGTGAAATTGTGTGGTAGTTAAAGCAGAGCCAGACCTTAAAGCTATTGCATTATTATTAAATTCAAATTGTTTTCCCTTCGCTCCACTTGAAAAAGAACTTGCACCAATAAAAACATGTCCACCACTACTATCAAAACGCATACGTTCAGTTCCACTACCCACATTAAAAGTTAATGTGTCATCAGAAATAAATGCTCCTAAACTTGTATTACCATCATGCCTAATTTGAATTTTATTGTTATCAGAAGCGTGTCCAAAAAATAAAGCTGACCTTGCAGTATCTGGTGTTAAAATACTAATTCCACCATTACCATTATTTTCAACTATTAATTCATCACCTTCTGAATTAGCAGTAACACTTCCTGCCGAAGCAGAGTGAACGTGCAAAGTTCCATCAGGACTTGTTGTGCCAATACCTACATGTTGCGAACTATCAACTGTAACAGCAGTTGTATTTGCTGTTTTTATTATAACTTGGTCATTAGTAGATAAATCTAATCCACTATCATTATCTCCAGTAGAGTTTACAACACTATTTACTTTTATTTCTGACATTTATTTGCCCTCCAATGCTGTAATTCTAGTTTCTAGTGCTTCAATCTTAGCTATAGCTTCTTTCAATGCACCAGTTAATAAGGGAACTAATTTAGCTTGGTCAATTCCTTGCATTATTGCATTACCATCATCATCAACTTCGTCATGTGTACCACTTACAGCTTCTGCAACCACTGTTTGTGCTTCATGTGCAAGAAAACCATCAACTAATGTATTAGTATCATCAGCAATAAAATTAAACCTTTTAGGTAATAATTGTTTAACCCTATCAATAGCACCAGTCATATCAGATACATTTTCCTTTAGTCTATAATCTGAAGAAGTATTGTATGATGTAGATGAGCCATTCGTTTTTATACTTCCAACAAATCCATTTGGGTTTACAAATGCGATTGCATCTCTATTTGCTATATTATCACAACCAAAAAGACCTCCATATCTAACGCCATCATTTAAAGCAACTACATGACCCTCAGATGTTGTAAATGGACTTGCATCAGTAGTTCCAAAAGAAGTTGCTCCAGTAGCATGAATACGAATTCGCTCAGAACCATGAACATCAATTAGCATACGACCACTAGCATGGTCATATTTTATTGCACCCACTGTGCTATTACTTGTATTTGCAAAAGTTAAACTTGTTGTGTTAAAACCTTGTTTTGTAATTGTAAAATCTTCATTGCTGTCAATGGCAATAGCAGTATTATTAGCGTTGTCATCTATACCTTGAGAGGTAAAAGCACCACTAACAGTAAGGTTTCCCGCATGAGTGACATTCTGCGAACTATCTACTGTTATTGCTGTTGTATTGGCAGTTTTTAAAATTATTTGGTCATTCGTTGATAGGTCTATTCCACTATCATCACCCGCTAAATTTTGTATATTATTTACTTTTATTGTTGAACTCATGCTATCACCAAATTCCCGCTTACTGTTAATGTTATACCACTTGCGATTGAAAGGCTATGAAAACAACCAGTATTATCGCCAGAAGCTATTGTTGTATTTGTATTTAATTCTTGTTCGTGGGTTCTAAATATATCTTTTTTGCCATTTGTGGTATCGCCTTGATTTCCATTATCACCTTGAAAAAAACCCGCACCACCTCCCGCAGATACTTCGGCTGTGTCTGCTGTTTGGTCAAACGTAAACAAATTTATAAAAGCATCATTATCGGCATTTCTAATTTTCAAAATATTATTACTTGTGTCATACCATAATTGATAGGCATATGTGGTACTTGGTGCAGAAGAACCACTATTTACTGAAACTATAGCTTGTAAAACATTGTTAATATCTGATCTTGTATTTGGAAATGTCTGGTTATCTATTACATAATCATGTTGTGCCATATTTTCTCCTTTATGTTACTAATTCACCAAAACCTTTTGCTACATAATCGAATGTTCTATTTATCGCAGAACTACTACTATTAAAAAACGTAATTGTGAAACCAGTAGCACTTTTACTGGTTATAGCATAGAAATCACCACTAGCCAAGTTCTGAGCAGAAATTCCTACACCTTGTAATGATTTAAATGCGGGTGAAAATGTAATTGTTTTTGCTCCAGCACCACTTGCAATATCGTTTTCGGCTATTACTCTATCTGGCATATCAACTGTTACAGACAATGCACTAACACTTGGTGTTGCTTCTGAATCTGTTGATGTTAGTACCGCCCTAAATTTAAAACCCCTTGCTTTATAATCACCAACAAAGAATTTTCTAAATGCTGTATATGTTGGACTTCCAGAAGCGGGGTCATCTTCGGTTGTTGCTATTTGCAGTTCAACATTTGTATCACCAAATTCATTTGCATCACCATCAAATAAACCTTCACGATCATCAAAGTTCCCTGTTGCATCATCAAATTGAACACCGAAATCAACTCTAGTCATTGTTACATTTGCTGTAACTCTATTTGTAAAAACACCACCAACATCAATATGTGTATCAAAATCATAAGTTCCACTTGCAGAAACTTTACCACCACCACCATCAAAAAGACCACCTGTGCTATCGAAATTACCCGCACCGCTATCAAATAAAACACTTGTTGCTAATCTTAATTCATTGCCTACAACAACAACATTTGACTTTGCACCAGAAAATGTTGGGTTTTGTGTAGATGTAGAAACTAAATTTAAATCTTTAATGTTTTGAATAATAGCTACAGAAGATGTTGCATCAAGTGATTCATTACCTAGCTTATCTACTGCTTTAATAAAATATGTGCCTGTCATTGCGGGTACTACAGCAGTATTTGCGGGTCTTGAAACTTTAGCTATTAAATCAACAGAATTTGCATAATTAGCACTTGCTGTAGTATCTCTTGAATGTCTAATTCTATAATGTGATAAATCTAAATCACCAACTGGTGTCCATGATAAATGTGCTTCTGTATTAACAATATTTATTGAAAAATTTGTAACTGTTTCTGGTGGTGCTGTTTTACCTACAATTTGGTGGGTGGTTGATATAAAAACAGAACGACTAATAGAAGTAACTGTTCTTGCCCTTACATTATAGATTGCATCATCTTCAACATTAATTAATTCAAATCTTTGACCACTTGCTTTCCCTAAATTAATAAAGTTTGTATCTGTGGTTTTTTTAGCTTGTACTTCAAAATCAGTTGCAAATAAATCTGCTGTAGATACATCAACTGTTAAAACGCTTATTGCTTCTTCATTTAGAACCCTAAGTTCATCTGCAACTGTGATGGAAGGTGTTTGAACATTGAAAGGGTTAGGTAAAGTTGTATCTGGTATTTCTGGCGGTGCTAGTTGCAAACCAAAAGCGTAAAAGCTATCTTGATGTTCTGAGCATTGTAAACTTATAGTATGATCTGCATTTATTGTTAAACCCTGTACTCTAAATGGTTTTGCAGAAAATGAGGGTGTTGCATGAGTAATATTTACTAAATCACCAATAGATAAATCTAAAGCTGTTGCATCTGCTTTTAAAGATAAATCTAAACTAGACCTTGATCTTCTTAAAATTATTTCCGCCATTTCTTGTGCTTGATGAACATTTGTAAACATAGGATAATCAAAACGACCTTCTAGTAATATACCACCATCATCTGCTTTCATTGTATCAAATTTATCTGCTGTAGCTAATCCTGTTTCATCAACTGGTGGAAACTGTGCTGAGTCTGCTTGATAATTTTTGTTTGGGTTTATAAAATTCACAATTACTCTATTATATCTTGAATTTTTATTTTTACTTGTAATTTGAATACCACCCAAAATATTGTCCTCTGTAAGAGTAATTGATGCTGTTCCTGTTGTTTCAACTAATACATTGTATTTCCCAGAAGAAAAATTTAGATAAGACCTAGAACCCCTTACAAACTCTTTGACATTATCTATAGCTTTTCTTGATGTATCTATAACAATATGGCTATCCATAAGGTCAATCTGACTTGCTCCACTAAAAGGGGTAATGTTTGTATCGCAAACATCTGTGGCGGTTTGCCAATCTGCAAAATTACTATCAAAATAACTATTTGTTATTCCCATACCAAATCTATCATTTCTTAGATAATCGAGCATTTGCAATATAGGATTGTCTGAATATTCCCAAGTTGAATTTGTATCTTTCCTATGACTTCCACTTCCACCTGTAACTGTACTATCTAAATTTGGATTATAAACTTTTCTACCTTTTATTATTGCTTGAACTGTTGGTAAACTTCCAAATTTATCAGCGTTCCATTCAAACCTAAGTGCTAAATATGCCAAACCTCTTAGCCTGTGGTCTGTTGTCCAAGAAGCCACTTGATCTAATAAACTTGATGCTGTTTGTGTATCTGTTCCTAAATGTGCTTCAACAGTAATTAAACTGTTTGAATTTTCTGTATCAAAGAAATTAGCATCTGCACTTGTAACTGTTCTTTGTGTTCCATCTGTTAATGAACCAGACAAAGTTACTTGTTGGTCATTTACAAATAATGTTTGAACACTATCAATTTCTCCTTCACTCATTACTAGTGCCATATATAAATATTGATTATCAACACCAGATGTTTCTAAAAAAACAACATTTCCACCTACTTTTCTTGTTCCATAAATAACTGGAATATGTGCATTTGCTGTAAATTTATTAACCAGAACACCTTTAGCGTTTTGCTCAACGTCTAATTCACTAAAATCTGGAATTTCTGGTTGTGGTATTATCCAACTAATTACATCTTCAACAAGATCAACAATTACATCTACAACATCTTTAATTCCACCAACAATATCATCAACAATATCGCTAACAAATCCGCACATTTAGCACAATCTCCAATTACTACCCATGTTTTCAAATCCTAATTTTTCAAAAACTGGGTCAATTTGTAATCCAGTTGTAATAGATAAAACAATAGGCATACCTTCTGAAACTTTTTTTACTGAATCTATTAATGTCTTTACTAATTTAAAATTTCTAAATTTTTTCTTAATATAAATAATATGTATATTCATAATTTGATCTTTGCTGAACCAATATTCAGATTTATGAAACATACAACAACCCATAAATTCATCTTTATCTAAATCTTTAACTAATATTATTTTACCTTTTTCCAAAATACTATTTATAAATTGTGTCAATTTTGTTTTATCTTCATTTGGTAGTTTTAGGTCTGCAAGTTCAACTTCTTTGAACTCTATCAATAAATCATAAACATTTTGAAAATCTTTTTTTTCTGCTTGATAAAAATGAACACTAGTCATTCTCTACCCCATCTAATATCTCTTACTGTCAAAGCTGAATATTCCATACCTTTATCACCAGAAAAAAATCTTTTTTGTGAATTATCTGTTGTTGTTCTACCGCTAGTTTTACTAAAATTTCCCCAATGAGATGTTATACTTAAAATAACATTTGCTGTATTTGTATTATCATTAACTCTAAATTCATCTATTGTACCGAAAAACAACAAAAATGGGTCTGAAATCAATGCTTGGTTTGCATCTAAAAAACCCCTGTAAATATAAACTTCATTATTAATGATGTTGTTTGTTAGTGCTAAAGCAACGTATGTTTGATCTACACCAGACAAACTTAATGATAATGTATTTTTTGTCGGTCTATTTGTTTCTTGAACCCCTGTAATACCTCTAAGATGACCATTTGATAAATATGTTCTTGATGTTCCAGAAACACTTGATGTTATATCAAAACTGGCATTTGTTAAATATACTGGTGTTGCAAAATCTATTTCAACTAAAACAACTGGGTCAATTACACCTGTAGCTAGTTCTGTTTTTACTGCACTTGATAAACCTCTAGCCATTTACAAACTCTCTATTACATCAAACTCATAAGTAAAAAGTAAGTTTCCATTTTTATCATTTTGACCTGTTGCAAACTCTTGAACATCACTTGTAAGATGAACATTAAAAGGTACTGAATCATAAGTAACAGAACTATCATCAGCTAATGCTTCCCTCAATGGCGGTTCTATAGTAACTGTTGAAGCATTACTTGATGATGTTACATCTTCTACAACCATATAAACTTTTAAATGTGAAAATTTTATTAAATCACCCGCCTTTAATCTTCCCGCACCATCACTTGCAAACCCATCTAAAGCTATTGTAGTGTCCGCAACAGAATGTGTGCCATTTACTAACAAAGTTCCAGTTTCGTTGCCCTGTGCATTTAAATAGCTTGGAAATGTTACAGTAAACGCTTCTTGTCTTGATCTTTGCTTCATTATAAATGCCATAAGCGGTGCAAATTCTGATCTGGTCATTGGTGGATAAGATACAGTAAAACTAAATCTTTGACCTTGTACTTGCCTTCTGAAAGTTTTACCGCTATCTGTTTCGCTTACTAAAGTCTTTTGATTACTCTTTAGGTTAATAGCTGTAAAATTTGTTAATGGTAATGTTCCACTCATATTATCGCCATTTTACCCTTTTCGTTTACTGCACTATTAATTAAATTTACTATTGTTCCTCGACTATTTACAAGTAATTCATTGAAACCTCTAGCATCAACTGTACTGATATTGAAATTTACAGTAACGTTTTTACTCATACCGAGTTTATCATTTGGAACTATTGTACCCGCTTGATCTGGTACAAATAATTCTGCACCTTTTTCACCAACAATACTTGGTTGTCCGACTGGCGGTCTACCACCTTTTTCAAAACCTTTTATTTTATTTATCAATGATGCACCGAAAGCTAATGCACCGCCTACAGCAACGATATTAAATGGGAATGGTATTGATGCAAAAGTTTTCATAGCACCCTCATATAAGCTTATAAATGCTTTCTTTAGTGCATCTGCTTTAAATAATGCCATTGACTTTTTGAATGCCATTTTTACCGCTTCGCCAACTAACATTTCAACAAATGATCTAACAACAAACTTTGCTAAATCGCCAAAATTTAATTTACCTGTCATTACGAAATCTGTAAGTGCTGTTTTGAGTTTTCCAAAACTTGCTTTACCAATATCCTCAATCTGTTTGAAACCAGATTTTTGTTTATCAACTGCTTCCATAAATCCAGTTGTAAATGAACTATATGCTTGACTTAACATACCAACTTCTTCTTTTTGATTTAGTAAGTCAAGATTTACTAATTTTAGTGGTAAGGCTAAATAACTTTGACTTAAAGTATTTATCATTCTTTCTAACTGATTAAATGCTTCTGTACCAAATTCTGTTTCTTTTTGTAAAGCAATCATGCCTTTCATTGTTTCATCTAATCTAAATTTAAAACTTGCAAACCCTTTATCACCTGTTGTTGAAAATGTTTCTAATTCAGCAGTTAATATTTCAAATTCACTTGCAAATTCTTTTACACCTTTTGGCTTGTCAAAAAGTTTTTTTAATTTATCCATATGTCCTGTTACTTCAGCCAAAACTATACCAACTGAAACTAAAGCACCTATAACTGTTGTTTTAGAAAGTTTTGTAAATGCTAATAAAGCTAACCTTGCTTTTCCAATAGAAACAACAAGATTTAAAAATGCTCTTGAAATTCCAAAAACAACTAAACCCATACCTAAAGTTTTTATTAATTCAAAGTTGTCATGTAAAACTCTTACTGCTTTTCCCGCTAATATAACTGCATCTGATAATCCTCTACCAACTGCTCTAGCAACATTTTGAATTACATCTTCATTATCTTGTAAGGCTTTATCTAATGCTCCAAATTCTTGTTTTAATCCAATAAAAAAACTATCTGCTACAACCTTTTGAAAATTAAAGAATTTATCACCAATCATAGAAAGTCTACCTTCTAATGTATTAGCTAAATCACTTGTTGCATTTGCAAACCTTCCATTTGCACCAAACACCTTTTCAAATGCTTCTGCTGTTTCTTCTGCTGTTACTGTTGCACCCGCTTTAAATCCTAATAAATCCCTAACACCTCTTTCTCTAAATATGTCTGCACTAGCAACACCCGCTGAAAATGATCTTTGTATTTGTTCTGCTGTGGTTCTAAAATCCAAACCTGTAACACTAGCAACCCTACCAGTTATTTCTAACATTTTTTGTAGTTCATCTGCATTTTTAGATACTACAGCAAGGTTACCCGCACCCTGTTGTATTTGCTCTAAACTAAAAGGTACTTTTGAAGCAAATTGTGCCATAGTATCAAAGGCTTTTGCACCTTCTTCTGCACTATTAAATAAAAATTTTAATCTGATTTGTAATGATTCAACTTGCTTACCAACATCAACAAATGATTTGATAGCAACCCCCGCACCTAATCCAATTAGTGCGTTTTTTAAATTAAATACTGAATTTTTTAGACCATCTACCCCTTTTGTGGCTGATTGCATAGCTTGGCGGGTTTTGTCCTTCGCTATAATATCTATATTTACATTTTTTGTTGCCACTATCTTTGTGCCTTTGCTAGTCGTTCTTGTCTTTCTCTTTCCTCATGTTGGATTTGAAAGTATGCTAACCACATATTAAACTCCTCAACAGACATTTGCAATATTTCGGAAACTGACTTATGAAGTTTTTCTGCTAAACCAAATATATTATGTAATTCTACATCATTTTTTAGTTTTTTTTATTATCTTCTATATCTGTATTACCAGTACCCATAATCTTAGTAGCAACATCTGCAATTACATTTGTATCAGCTTTAGTTTTGAAGGCTAAAATATGGGTAGCGTTAAACATTTTATCACCATCTTTTGTCAATGCTTTTTCAATAATAACATCAATAAGAACTATCAAATCTGTATTTGTAGCACCTTTGAAAATCTTTTGTTTTTCAAGCATATTAAAAGGTTTGCAATAAATAGCTTTATCGCCTACCAAACCCCATTCTGGAACTTCAATTATTTGTGTGTCAAGCTGACTAAAATGATCTCTGATACCATCAAAGTAATCAATTTTTTGATCTGACATAAAACTATACTGTGCCTATAGTAAGACCGCCAGTTCCTTGTCCAGTTACAGTTCTTGTAATAACACCATCTAAAGGTACACTTACTGACATTCCAGTAACAATACCTGTTCCAGAAAACTTTCTATCTCCAGATTCATTTCCTTCTGGTAAAAATGCAAATGTAAGTTCTGCACCCTGTACTAGTGCTGTTTGACCAGAATCAGTTTCATCAAAGTTCATATCTATTGAAAAAGTAAAAGAACCCCTTCCAACTAAAAATGATTTCATTGAATTACCTAATGCTGTATCTTCAACAACGTCATGTGTAGTATCTATTGTGAAACCTGTTGCATTTCCAAGTGTAGTTCCACCAATAGTTAAAACACCTTCTTTCCCATGATGTGTAGCCATTTAGACCTCCTTTTCTTCTTTGGGTTTTTCAGTTTTTTTAGCAACTGATTTTTCATTAACCATTTTAAAACCATTTTTTTCAAAATGATCTATATGATCTTCTGAACATTTTACAATGGTTTCGCCTTTTTTCATAGTAACATTTTTAGCCATTATGCACTCCCTCTAGTAAATTCATAAATTACTCTTGCTGTTATTCTTACACCACCATATGGGTAAATAGTTCCTTCATCTGTTGATGCTTCTACTATTTGAGTATCTATTGCATTACCATTTCTAGTTATATCATTATCTAAGGTTTCTTCAACAACTTCTATAATTTGATTTCTAACTGTATCTATATTTGTATCTGTGCCTTTTCCAAAAGCAACAATCTGGAAATCTATTGTACCCCTGTAAGAACCCGCACCTGTATCGCCTATGCTTCCTACTTCCCTTGTTTCATCACCAGATTGCACAAATAAAGCGGGAAACTGTGCATCACTCAATTCTTCAACTTCAAAAGGCTCTCTAGTAATTTTCTTAAACTCGATAGGACTTGTAACAGCATCAAGTTTAGTAATTATGTCATTAGCAATGTTTTCTCTTTTGCTCATATTCTCATTTCTTTAAAATAAAACTTTGCAAATTCATTTTTCAATTTATCTTCTTCTTTATCGCCTATAGAAAAAAATGGTCTAGTTATCCTACTTTTACCAACACCTAATGTATCGTGATAACTTGCAATTTTAGCTCTTTCCATATTTGTAAACAATAATGTGCTTTTCAAACCGCTTGTTCTAAAATCTAAACTTCTAAACATCTTGCCTGTATCGGTTAGGTCTACAAAACCTGTTTGTCTACCCCGCTTTTTTCGGCTTCTGATAGTGCCTTTTGCATATCCTC